GTTACCAATATCTAGTCCGAGTTTCATTTATGTGTCTCACTTTCACTTAACTTGTTCAAAATATTTAATACTAATTGTTTATCAACAGTTTCCGCATCTTCACTCACCAGTTGTGTCGCTAAACTTAAAGTCGTTTCACGAACAGCTCTGGCTTGAATATGGTCAATAAATAGACGAATCGCCTCTTGACCGATTTGAGATTTGGAATACTCCCCAGAATCAACCAGCTGATTAATAAAATCAACTTGTGACTCAGTTAGAGTAATGGTAAATCGTTTTTGAGCCATTTTAATAGAGTTCCTTTATTTGATGAATCTATTATATCATAAAAAAGAACTTTTGTCAAGCAAAAAAGTGCAGATTTCACACATTTTTGTTAAATTATCGTAAAGAGACTTCAAAATCTTTACTTGACTGTATAAAAGTTGGAACAGGGATAAGAAAGATTATAGAACTAAAAGATAATACTAAATGCTTTACTTATGCTTATCAAAACTTAGATAATATTTATATTTTAGAGGATAATTTAGGAAAACCTAACATTATATTTAAAGTTTATGTAGAAAAAAATCTAAATGATATAAAAGACTTGTTTGGACATTTACCTATTACAACACCAAAAGGCTTAAATGAGGAAAAGCTTGACGAAAAGATAAATATTATAGAGTGTGTTATTGGAGTTTTTGACGAAGATACAAGCACTTATAAATATTATCATGGACTTTTTACAGAAGCTTTTGAAGAAGCATTATATGAGGGGGAATTAAACTATAACCCTTATACGGTGTTTAGATGGAAAATAAATAGTTCTAATCCTTGGGGAATTGGAATAGGCTTAGAAAATTTAGATTTATTTAAGGAATTAAAAGACTTAAAAGAAAAAAGAAAGAAACACGCAGATAAGATTGTTAGTCCTCCATTAAACTTTTATGGAAGTATTGATTTGATAAATAAAGTTAGTTTAAAATCTGGAGCAAAAAACTATGCTGGAAGTGGAATAGGTGGAGATAGGTATGGAGTAGAGCCAATTAATATTGGGACTAATCTGTTGCCAGTTGAAAAGGATATTGAACAAGTAAAACAAGAAATAAGAGAAGTATTTATGTCACAACCTCTTGGAGATGTAACAGATACTAAAAATCGTTCTGCTACTGAAATGAGTTTGAGGCATGAAATGTTTAGAAAGGAATTTTCTGGGACTTATGAACTTATAAACACAGAATTATTAGAGCCAACTTTTATGAATGCTTATTACATAATGGATAGCAAAGGTTTATTAGATAAAACAGAAAATGAAAGTTATATAAATATTTCTCAGATTCAATATATCAATGAACTTACTCGTAATGCTGGAAGTGATGAAGTTATAAATACAATCAATTTCTATATAACTTTATCTCAAGTGGTCCCAGAAGCACAAAGACAGTTTATTTTTAAAATAGATGAACTTATAGACTGGGCAAGTAAGAAAATGAGAGTACCACTTGATGTATTAAATAGTAAAGAAGAAATAAAACAACTAATAGCACAACAACAACAATTAGAACAAATGCAACAAATGGCTATGATACAAGAAGGTATTGGCAAAAGGCAAGATGTAGGAATAGGAGAAGAAATTAAGGAAGGTATGGGGGTATTTAATGGAGCATAGAACAGAATATCAAATACTTTTAAATAAATTTGCTGGAAATAATGATTTATATAAATTACTAGAAGAGTGCTTACTTGAAGATGAAAGAAATAGAGAGAGTATTTATCTGTTATCTGGAGCATATCCAGAGCGAAGAAATTTAATAATGAAATTAATGACAGACTTAAAAGTTAATGAAGAAAGAGAGGTTAAATAATGGAAAATGAAGTATTAGAGAACACACCAGGAGGTAATGGAGAAGGGACACCACCAGATGATTTAAACCCAACTTTACCACCTGATAGCAATCAAAATGATGATGGTACTGGGGAAAAAGTGGAAGAAAAGAAATCTTTTTCAGTAGATGATATTGATTTTTCTGAGGAGTATAACATTGCTGGTTATGACTTTTCTAAGTTTAAAGGTCGTATAGCTGAAAGTGATTTACCTTACTTAGAAGAGTATGCAAAGAAATATCAAGAACAAGGTTTTACACAGGCACAAATTGAATTTTTGTTAGAAGAAAACTTATCAGAAGCACCAAAAGATAGAGAAAGTATTATGAAAGAGTTAAATGCTTCTCTAACTATGGAAGAAAAACAAAGTTATAGACATACTGGTACACAGTTAAAACAGGCATTAGATAAAAGTAATTTGGGTAAATATTATGAAGAAATAATGACTAATCCTATTGCTTTTAAAGTAGTAAATGCACTTGTTAAAAGTTTAACTCCAGGAGCAAATGTAGGAGCAAAAACAGAAAGAGAAAGCAGAGTATCAAGATTAACAGGCTATCAAGCAGTAGAAAAATTCAATGAATATTTGAGAGCTAATATAGGTAATGCAGATGTTCAAGGAAAAGCAAAAGAATTATTAGGAATGGTTGGCACTGATGAAGAAAAAAAATATTTTAAAGAAACATTAGGTTTATAGGAGGAATCAAATGGCAAATGTAACACAAACTAAACAACAACAATTTGAAACATCAGTTTTAATGTCACAAGACACATTAAAAGCTAATGGATTAAAAAAATTAGCAGAAAGAGCAACAGTAAAAGGTGGAGAAACTAACACATTTTACAGAAAGAAAAAGGCAACAGCAAAAGATGGAATACCTACAATGTTTAATGGTTCTTTTGTGGGAGAAGGTGGAGATTTTGAAAAGTTTACTGCAACTATAACTCAAATTTCATCACAAGACAAATTACCAGAATTAGATATGTTGAAAACAAAATTGGATTTAAAATCTCCAATAGTTGCTTCAATGACTAATGCTTTATTACAAAAAGAAGATGAAAAAGTTATAGCAGCAATAGCAGCAGCTGGAACTCTTGCAACAGCAGGAAAACCAACAAAACCTGTTGATGATATTGAAAATATAAAGATACTATTACAAAGAGTTAGAAGTGCTCATGTATGGGCTAAAAATGGACTTGACCAAAAGAAAGGTGTAGCAATAGTTATGAATGAAGAAGATTATTCTGTACTTGCTTCATCTGAAATCTTTATCAATGGAGATTATCAAGCAGCATTTGGTGGTGGAACAGGTGATACACCTCTAACATTCTATGGAGCAGAAATAATTATATCTGAACAAGCAACAAAAGGAACATTCTATATAATACCAAGTTACACATTTGGTTTTGCAGAATGGGAAAACTCAGTAAAAACAGATATGGTATTTTTCCCAACAGATGGTAGAACTTGGCATTTACAAGTATCAAAATCTGTAGGAGTGGTAGTTATTGAGCCAACAAAAATAACAAAATTCACATTTAAAGTTTAATCAATAAAGGGGTAAGGGGCTTTCACCTCTTGCCTCTTTTTAAGGAGATAATATGGATTTTAAAACAGGAAAGTTACATAAAGTAATAAGAGAATTTAAAAAAGGAAATGGAAGATATGAAATAAATGGCATTGACTTAGAAAATACAGTTTTTCTATATAGAGAAAAAACAAGTCCATTTATTCCTATTCCAAAAGGTAATTATAGAACTGTATCAGATGGTAATGAAAACACATTGATTGTTGATGATTATATTAATAATAAAGCAGTTGAATTTCAAATAATATCGATTTTTAATGTAAATGCTTCTAAATATTTAGAGAAGTTCCCTGAACTAAGTATGGCTGTAGAGCATACAAACAAAATCGTAGATGATATAAATAACATAATAGATTATTTGAATAGTGTAGGAGTAAAAAATGATAGTAAATATCAAACGCAGATACTAACACCGTTAGAGCCTTCATCGACTTGGTATATGAATGCAGATGGAGTTATAGAAACTTTACCACTTGATAATTTTAATAAAAAGTTTAAAGAAATTATAGAAAATATAAGTGAAACTGCTGATGAAAAAGCTCAAGAACAAGTTAGGAAAAGGTTTGAAACATTAAAAGAAGAAATAGAAAACTTTAAAAATACTAAAACATCTGAGATTCTAGAGAATATAACAAAGAAAGAAAATGACTCATTAAAAGAAATTGAAAAAATTAGAGATATTGCTAAAAATGAAATAAATACTGGAGTGTCATCAATAAATGAAACATCTTCAGAAGTTTTAGAAAATATAAAAAATAAAAAAGAAAACTATATAAGTGAAATAACTACAATTAGCAATAATTCAAAAAAAGAATTAGAAAGTAAAATGCCAGAGATAAACAATAAATTTAATGCTATTGCAGGTGGTCAAATTAATCCTAGTTTTATACAAGATACTGGAGAAAAGAGAATAGGAGAATATTACTTAGATAAAAATACCGAAAAGTTATTTAGATGTATAAGAACTACTTCTAGTGTTATTAATTCATCTGAATATTTTAAAGATATGTCAATAGATTCGATTGTGAATAGATTGGAAAATCTAAACAGAAAAACGAGTTTGATTCTCTACAATGATGGATATTTAATTAGCAATGGAACTACATCTATTCCAATAAATCCTAACTGGTATTACTTTGGGATAGGAATAGGAACAGCTGTAGCAAACGGCAAAGACAGAATGAGTTTTATTTTCAGAAATATTTTCCAGTACGATAACGACACTTTAAGATTTAATGGAGTTGAGCTAAAATATAATGCATCCAATAAAACCTTGAGGGTGACTAATAACGGGGGAAATTTATACTTTTTGGAACAGTATTCTAGTTTAATTTAACTTATTCATAAAAAACTCTTGTTGTAAAAATATTGAAATCAGCTACATTTGATACTATGTTTCCATTTTTCACTGAAATTTTATGCGGTTGATAAAAATATTTACCCCTGTCATTTCCTATCGTATACGTTAGAAAAGAGCCATTTAAAGTTAAATTATTTCCCAAAGCATGTATAAAACCACCGCTTTTAACTCTAAAATTTGACTTTACTAGCAAATAGCCTCCAACTATCATGTTTGTGTCAACATGATAGTTTATTACAATTGTAAAATTAGAAGTATCTACTTCTATAACTCTCATTAGATTTTCCAATTTATATACTTTTTAAAATTATTAAAGGAGGTAAAATATGATTTATATTTACAAAAAAGATAAATTAATTGACATACTAAATTATGATATTAATGAATTTAAAAAAGAATGGTATCCAAATTTTCAAAAGGATATGAAAGTATATGATAGAAAATTTGAATATCCTATTTTTGAAAATGAAGAACTTAGAGAAATGTCTAAGGAAGAAAAAATTAAAAATGGTATAGATGTAATTTTAGAAGAAGGTGAAGTTATTGAAAATAAAAATTTAATTAAAATATCTCAACCAAGTAAATATCATAAATGGATTAATAAAGAATGGGTACTAGATTTAAAAGAATTAAAAAAGTTAAAAAGAGAAGAATTAAAAACAATCAGAACAAACAAACTTTATGAAAATATCACAGTGAATGGAGATACTTTTCAAGTTAGAGCAGAGGACTTAGAAAACTTTTGGGAAGTTGATTATATGTTAAAAAATAAAGAAGTTGTAGAAAGTGATAAAAGAAATTGGGTTTTATCTGATAATAGCATAAAAACTTTTACATATTCTCAATTAATGAATGTATTAACAGAATTTATAAAAAGAAAAGCTGGGATATTTGAAAAGTTTGGAGTGCTTTCAATCAAATTAGAAGCTTGTAAATCAGCAGAAGAAATTGAAGCTATAAAATGGCAATAGAGAAGTTTTAAATCAAAAGACATATTCTCTATAAGCTATGTAGTTTTAAACGCTTATATCAGTTTATTATTTTAAAAGGAGGAGCAAATGTTTAATTTATCAGGTATAAGTTTAGAAAAAATGAAAGGAGTTCATCCAAATGTAGTAAATTTTATAAAAGAGCTTATAAAAGAATCTCCATATGATTTTAAAGTTACATGTGGAGTAAGAACTGCTCAAGAACAAAATTATGAGTATCAAAAAGGAAGAACTATTTTATATGATAGCAATAGGAATAAACTAAGTAAAGTTACTTGGTGCGACGGATATAAATTAAAATCAAAACATCAAATGAAAGCAGATGGATATGGATATGCGGTTGATATAGCTGTCTTGGAAAAAGAAAAATACACAGATAAGAAAACTGGAGAAGTAAGAGAAAAAACTGTTGCTAAGTGGGATTACAAACATTACAAAGCTATTTATGATGTTGCAAAAAGTAAAGGACTGATTGACAAATATGGGATAGTTTGGGGTGGAAATTGGAAACAAAAAGATTTAGTACATTTTCAATTAGAAACAGCTGATAATATTCAATTTAAAAAATAGTTAATGAACAGTCTGGCAAAACAGTTATTATAAAAATTTTAGGAGGTATTAAAATGAGAAAAGTTGATGAATTAATTAAGAGATTTAAAAAAGAGACTGTGAATTATTTTAATGAAAGAGTATGTAAAAGTCAAGAATATAGGTTAAAAGAAGATGATGTACATATTGTTATAAGTTCTTACGTTTTAGGAAATTTGAAAGCTCTTATTACAACAAGTGTACAAGATGGAATGTATTATGAAATTACGTATAATGCAAATAAAGACGAGATATATTTAGATGCTTACAAGAAATGGGAAAATAAATGTATTAAATTTTAAAGGAGGTTAAAAGTGGAAGCGTTTGTAGAAAGAATGATTGTAGAAAAAAATGAATTACAAGATAAAGTAACAAAGTTAGAAAATTTTATTAATGGATACAAATTTAAAGAATTAAAAGGATTAGAGCAAGTTTATCTAAAAGAACAGCTAAAATTTATGAAAGGCTATTTAAGTGTATTAAGACAAAGAATTAATTTTTATAACAAATAATAGGAGGATAAAATGCCAGAACTAGATGAATTTAATTTAAAATATTATGCAAAAAAGTTTAAAAAAATT